CAAACTTCTCGTCGAGCCCATAGATGATGACATGGGCTGGGATAGTGGCTCCGTTCATCTGGAGCGGACTGATGGTGGAGGGCAGGGCCCAAGCACCATCATGCCTAAACTGTGACTCGAAACTTAACTGGACATCGACTGGGATGCCGAGCAGGTCGTACAAAGCCCTCGCCTCGTTGGTGGGTTTGTAGGGGGCCGCGGCGAGCGCGGCGGCACCCTCAAACAAGGTGTTGACACCCTGGTGGAGGTAAGAGCGAACAGAGTAGAATTGGCGAAAGGCCTCAACTATCTGGGACCGCATCTTGCGATCTCTACGACTAAATGCCGTCGAATGGTAGACGGCCCGAGCAACAGCCCCGAGTATCGGGGAATTACTATCAAGACAAAGAAGGGAACAGGACTTGGCGAACAAGTAGGCGCGAGGATCTAAATTGACTGGCTTGAGATGAAACTTGGCCAGTGCGCGCAATGGGTCGCCCAAACACTCGAGTGGTGAAAAGAGTGTATATCTTCCGCAAAAGTACGCGAGATCGGGATTCGGACGGAGGATCACCTTCGTCGGGAAGCCAAAGCATGGGGTGTCTTCCAAGTGCAGGGCGAGGACGTTGGCGTCCTCACGTGCACAGTAGACAACGGTGTCGTCCCCCTCCACAAAGAAGGTGTGGGGGACTCCGCTTGCGCGGCAGCAGGTGCTAACCATAAACATGTTGCGCAGGGTCTGGAAGCAGGCCGTGTCGTTACGGCCGCTCTGCTGACTGGCGATGCGAGTTGCGACGAAATCAAATATCTTGGCGCGGAAGTTCTGGTTACCAACTACTTCGGCGCGGATAGTCTCGTCGTCAAACAACAGGTCAATCAACATAACGTCAAACCATGCGGTGTACATATAATGCACGTGCTTGTCCATGCGTGAAATGTCTATCTCAATAGCGTATGAGCGGGATTTGGCCAGGGTTTGCATTTTGCTCGCCCTGGCATTGGGCGTTAGTCCTTTAACGGTGAAGGGAAGAGTAGTGAGCCAGTGGTCGACAGCGGAAAAGTACGGGCCGATAATGGACGCGATGGTGTCGTCGATCGTGCAAATGTTACGCGGATCGGTGTACGACGACGTCGACTCCATCTTGAGAAAGCACTTTAACGATCGGCGCTGGAGCCCCGTTGATAGGAACTCCTGGCGCGCTCGTCTCATGTCGTTCTGTCTGCCCAGCGGGTACCTCTTCACCCACTCCTCGAACGGGAGCGGGCGGAGTTGGTTGGGGAGGTACCTCTTGAGCATCTTGATGAAGTTCTGGGCGTACGTTGTTATCGGCTCCAATAGCTTGTTGGGGGCCTGGGAGGGAGGCGTTTGTCCGTCCCCCGTCAGTCGGTAGGGGTGCAGGCGCCCGCCACGAGCCATTTCGTGATGTTGCCGGTGCAACCTTTGAATGGTTGGGTTGCTGTCTTTGATCTCGTCGAGCCATCGGGCGTAGGGCTGGATTTTGGGGTCCAGCACGCGCGTGTTTAGGGAATGGAGCGCGTTCTCTCGGCACGGCATGGGAAATAACGCGGGGATTGTGGTCAGCGGACTGATGGCCGCCATCGCTGGCGGCCCCCTCGGGAAAGGGCGTCGGGCCAGTTAGCGCTATTTGCGCTGAACGTGGTCCGGGTTCTGCCACGAATGTGGCGGTGGGAGTCTGCATGAACTTCACCTCGATGTTGCGTTTTTCCGGGCGGCGCAGGGCCTGCACTTTACTAAGCAGGTACCTGGGGGTGCGGGAGAGTACGGGCGCCAGGGATTTGGCGGCCAGTGTAGAGATCTTGGACACTCGGTCAATAATGGCTGTGTCGAGTGGGGTGTTGTTGTGGTACGACCGGTGCTGTTTGTCTAGTTCCAAAATGAGCAGCTCGAATTCAAGTTGGTGTGACTTGATTTCGTGACGCGACAACGCAGCTTGACAACTGGCGGTAACTGCGCCAGGGTAGTTGGTGTCGACGGGCAAGTGCACTGTTCGCATGAGTGCGCTGTCTACT